CTAAAACTAGTATGATCGAACCAACTAGGAGTAGCTAAATTATCACTAATAGGTAAAGCTACAACACCATTATCTCAACAACTTACTAATTGACATTTTTTAAAATGAGTAGTACTTTCTGCTTTTGTTGATAATTTAATTCAATGTAATTCATCATCTGTATTAATATTTTTAGCATACTGAAAACTATGTTCCATTCAGTAATAAACGTCCATAGCTGTTCAATCTGTCCAACTTACTTGAGTTATATTATTTCATCATCTTTGTAATTGTTTTCTAGATTCTCATACTGCCATTATCAAACATAGAAATAAGATAAATTAGCAAAATTTTCTTCTGAAGCTCTTTGATCTCTATTTAATCAATAAATATTATCATGAAGAGTTGTTTCAAAAGTTCTCAAATAAACTTCAGCTAGTTCTGGATTTTCTTTTAAATATAACATATAACTTAAATAATCTTCTATAGCATCAAAGAAGAACCAAGGAAGATTAAGATTATCTTCATCATAATTAATTGTTGTTATAGGTTTTTCCATATAGTTATATGCTAATGATAATCACATATTAACATCTTGTATAGGAGTAGGAAAGATCTTGATTTTATCTTTACTAATAAATACATATCTAGGATTTAACATAGATACTCTTCTCCATAAAGATGGATCTCATACTTGTTGTCATCATTGAACTTTTACGTCCCCAGTAGACGGATAGTTCTTTAATGGTCTAATATTATATTCTCAAAAATCAATTGGATAGCATACTCTGTATAAAGGATTTCAATTCTTATCACTTTTATATGCAACTCTTAATTGAATTATAGAATAAAAATCTTCTACATTATTTAATCATAATGGAAGATTATATTCATCTTTTCATTTTTCAATATTTTGAAATCTTACAGAAGTATTTAATAATCAAGACGCATATTCTAATAAAGCTTTCTGAAAATTATGTAATCATTTATTATACCATTGAAGAAGAACTTCATAATTTATTTGAGAATTTCATCTTAACTCTGCTAATGCCCAATCATCTAATCTTTTTTTTACTGTTGCCATCGCCTAGATTAATTGATAAAATGTTTATTACTATAAGCTGATTTTACTCAGCCTATAGTGTATAAATATTTTATACTAGATAGCTTGTTGCCATTGGTAATCTGTACTAGCTCTTGATTCAAGTCTAACAATGAAGAATGGATTAAGAACAGCACATCCAAAGTAAGCTTTCCATCAAATTGTAGCAATTTGATTCAAAGGATCAGCGATACCAGCAGAACCAAATCCTTTATAGTAAGTTTGTAATGAACTTAATGAAGTAGTTCCGTATGCTCCTTTTCTTAAAGCGTAACAAGGATACATATTAAATGCTGTACCTCCTCCTGCAGGTGTTACAGATACTGGTTGGATGTTAGCAGATAGATAAATATCAAAGTTTTCAATAGATGTTACATATCCATCTTGAATTCCTTTGAAGTTATCGTAAATTACTTTATTTACCCAAGTATTTGTAGATGAAGAATCACAGAAGTCTCTAAAGTTATTAGGATGCATTACAACCTTGAATCTTTCGTTAGTTACTCCTTGAGAAGTAAGGTAAGTAATACCATTTAATACTAGATCCATATTCATTGTATCAGCTGCAGTTAATGCGTTTCTAGCAGTTGCAGTTCCAGCATAAATAACTGGTACATTAGCATCTGAAAGAAGAACTGATTGAATTTGTTCATCTATAATTCTTTTTGCGTTGTGAGATAATTCAACTCCTTGTCTAGCAATAATATCTAGCAAAGTTTCCATATCAAGAACATCAGTTACTTTAGTGTAGTCTCCAAGAAGAACAGGAGTAGCTGTAATAGTAGTTACAACATTATCGTGTCCATTAGGAACTACTCATTCAGTAAGAGTAGCATTTGCTAATGAAGTCTTCATAGGATTTAATCTAGGCCAAGTTACAGATTTGTAACCTCTTTGAGAAACTGGTTCTTCTCAGAGTTGCATAAATACTGTAGATGGTTCTCCATTTTCTAAGAATGATTTTCTTAGTAATGTTTGTAAGAAATCAGTTTGAGTAAAACTGTTTGTATTTCCAGGATTGTTAACATTAGATGTAACTCCTGAGTTATAGGTAGTTCAGATCATAATTAAAATGAGTTAAGATAAATAAATTATCCTAATCCTAACTGACCCATATTTTGTTTTAAATAGTTAAGATAAGCTTTTCCGTCCATCTTTTCTACTGTTTCTTCTTTCTGAGTTTCAGTAGGATTAGTTCAGAGAACGCTTTTGCTTCCTAGTGTATTAGTTTCTTGTGTAGCTGGTTCAGCTGTAACTTCTTTTTTAATAGCTCAATTCATTCCTTTATAAAGAGCAACCATTTCATCTACATCTAAGTTTGAATACTTATCTGCAAATTCATCAAAGTTACCATCATAACCTTCTGATTTTAAGCTTCTAGAAAAGAAATTTTTCTTTGTAGCTACATGTGAAGCTTCTAAACTAGCAATCTTATTTTGAAGATCAGTTATCTGTCCTTCATACTTTTCTTTTAGGCTAGCTCTAAGTTTAGCATATCCGGACTCTTTCTTTTCTTCAACGTCCTCTTGTGTCTCAATATCAGTCATCGCTGTATTGGAAATAGAATAAAACCGAGAATTCTACAAACTCGAATTACATGTTTAACGACACAGCAACTTTGTCAAAAGAATTTACGCTACCTCCTCGCTTTTGTTAACATCTTCCACTGCTTCTTCGACTTTATCTTCGTTTACTATATCATTTACGATATTTTCATAAACTTTTAGTCAACTATTGAAAGATCCTAAGATCTCAAATATAGTATATCAATGACTCTTAACTGCTGAGTAGTTCTCAGCTTGTGCTTGAATCTGATCTTTCGTCTCCTTGTGAATTTCATCAACTAGTTTCTGTAGTAGTTGAAATGCTTCACTCTTTGACATCTCAATTATCAGATTTTTTTGAATCTCAGTTAGTTCATCCATCTTTTTCAATTTCTTCAAATAAAGCGCACATGTGGTTCTCTCTGATTCGTTTCAAAGGTTTACCAAAGTTTGTTTCTAAGAAATACATTATTTGTTGTATAAGTATCTCCTTTTCTTGTTCCTTATAACTTTTTCATAGCAAATTAATATCTTTTTTTGTGATTTCAGCAATAGAAATCTTTTTCTCTTTTAAGTATTGGTCAATACGTGCATTAAAATGCTGTTTTATCTCTCTTATTCTTTGGTATCTTACTACATCAGAGTCATCGATTTCTTCACGTGGAAGAGGAGTAAACATTTCGTTTATCTCTCTCAATTCCTTTCGCATTATTTTCTAAAGTGTTCAGATATAAACTTCTTTAGTTCTTCGATTTTTTCCATATCAGCTCAATGAGCATGTAACCATTCTTCTCCTTTCTCATATACGTTTGTTCAGAATCACATATTAATAAGATATTGTCTTAAATCTTCTGGTAATTCATACAAAGGTACTGGAGTTGTATAAACTTTTGTCTTAATAAATGAAGATTGTTGATATACTGGAGCATTAACTTCTCCTAATTTTTCCATTTTTTCTTCTACTTCAGCAATTTTCTTTTCAATTTCATCATGTTTTTCTTCAATAACGTTTTCTTCTAAAGATTTAGCTACTTTTTCTAAATCTTCAGCTTTAATTTCTTCTTTTACTTCTTCAGCTTTTTTAGCTTTTTTAGTGAATTTAACCATTATATTATAATTAAATTATAAAACTAGATTGATTGCATTCATCATACTTGTAATAACTTATTTTCTTCTTCAGCTTGTGATAAAGGATTCTCTATTTTAGGTTGTTTAGCTGTTGGTAGATTTCACATAATTGGACTCATTTGATCTTGTCATGGAAATCATCATCACATCTGAGGTTGCTGAGCTTGTTGCATAGGCATACTCTGATTTACAAGATTTTGTGATGCAAGATATTTAAGTGCTTCAATAGCTTTATTCTTAGCTTCTGTATCTTTTGCTTTATTATAATACCAAAGTCTCATTTGTAAGTTACAATCTACTGGTATATAGATCTTTTGATTCTCATTTAATAATAATATATCTTGTTTACATTGGTATTCTTCAATATCTAATTCATTTACAGAATCAATTTGATTTTCATCCATTCAATTAAAGTAGTTTATAGATCTTCTAATATTCCTTAATAAGAATGGTGGTGTATTTGGATCGTTTACTAACATATTATATTGTTCTGTATAAGCTTTCTTTTGCTCTTCCATGTTAATCTGTTTTAGAATAACATCTTCTATTATTATATTAAAGTTTCATCTAATTTTTTCTGGTGTTAATTTATCATAAGTTCAACTTAATCAATTAGCTGCATTTCTTAAAGCTTTTTTAGAAGCTCATCTCCACCAATATAAGATAAAATCTCTATATAATTCAGCAAAATCTTT